ACCGACACTAAAAAAAGTAGTTGACAAATCAATAAAAATATGCTAGAATTATGCTTTTGAAGAAAGAGTCTATATAGTCATACTGGACATTCAGTTTCATAGTAATTAATTATTAATAATCATTTATTATTCTTATTATGAATTACTATGAACATTATAACTATATTGACCTATATAATGAGTATAGGAAATCAATGGATATCGAACACTCTAAGAATATTGAGGAGGAGTTAAAAGACTCTACTCAAAGCTCAATAGAACAAGAGAAGAAAAGAACATACGCTACTAAAGCCAAGACTCTCACACCAGTAGGCACTAAAGTAAAGAGAAGACCTGGTAGACCCTCTAAGAAGGAAATGGAGTATGTTGCTCTCAAAACAAAGAGAAAAAAGAGTTCTCTTGTCTCAAAACGAGAAGAAACACAAAAGATTAGAGAACTTATGGCTAGGATGCTCATTACCAATGGTGACAGGGTTCTCAAGAAAACAATAGACATAGCCATGACTGATGAACACCCACATCAGATGGCAGCACTAAAGCTACTAATGGATAGAGCATTACCTACTTCTATATTTGAAAAAGACAAACAACTAAACAAAGGAGTAACAATCAACATATCATCAGCAGCAGAACCAAAACCTATAGTGATAGAGGATTCTGATGGAGCTTGATGTAAAGTTACTATCATGGCAACAGAAGGTATGGAATGATACCACTAGATTCAAAGTAGTAGTAGCTGGTAGAAGAACTGGTAAATCCAGACTAGCAGCATGGTTATTAATTATTAATGCTCTTCAAACTGAGAAAGGTCATGTCTGGTACATAGCCAACACTCAGGGACAGGCTAGAGATGTAATGTGGTCTACTCTTCTTGAGTTAGGACACCCAGTAGTAGATTCTAGTCATATTAATAATCTACAGATTAAACTCATCAATGGTACTACAATATCATTGAAGGGTGCGGATAGACCAGAGACAATGCGTGGAGTATCTCTAAAGTTTGTTGTAATGGACGAGTATGGCTCTATGAAGTCAGAGGTATGGGAAACTATTATCAGACCTGCTCTAGCTGACCAGAAAGGCTCTGCGTTGTTTATAGGCACACCTTATGGTAGAAACCATTTCTTTGACCTCTTTAACTACGCTAACGATAGCGGTGATTCAGAGTTCAAAGCATGGCATTTTAATTCTTTTGATAATGATTTACTAGACCCAAAAGAGATAGAAGCAGCTAGGAAGTCAATGTCTAGCTTTGCTTTTAGACAAGAGTTCATGGCTTCTTTTGAAGCTGCTAGTGGTGGTTTATTCAAAGAAGACTGGATACAGTATGATGAACAAGAACCAGAAAGAGGTAGATGGTACATATCTTGTGATATAGGTGGTTTTACTGATGTAGCTCATGCTAACACTGCTAGGAAGAAAAGACTAGACCAAAGTGCTATAGCAATAGTAAAAGTAGATGAAGAAAGATGGTGGGTTCGTAGCATAGAATATGGAAGATGGACAGCTAAGAAAACAGCTTCTAAGATATTTCAAGCAGTAGCAGATTTTCAGCCTTTGTGTGTAGGAATAGAAAAAGGAATAGCACAAAGAGCAGTAGTAGAGTATATGCAAGATATGATGAGGCAATACAATACATATTTTCGTATTGAAGAGACTTCACATAAAAATAGAAAAAAGATTGATAGAATTGTTTGGGCATTACAGGGTAGGTTTGAGCATGGTAAGATTACTCTGAATAAAGGTTCATGGAATAATGAGTTTTTAGACCAGTTGCTTCAGTTTCCTAACCCACAAGTACATGATGACCTAATAGATGCACTATCATATATAGCAGAGATACAAATACCAGAATACAATCTGTACCACGAAGAAGAAGAATATGAACCACTAGACATGATAACAGGCTACTAAGTAGTATACCGTTATGTCTACCACCCCTAAAGGAAAACAATATGTATGATGACAGTAAAACAGTAAATCCTCTTGTATCATGGGTACTAGGTCAATGTGACCAATGGAAAGTACACAGAGATACAAACTATCT